CGCCTGTATCTCCGCCTGAAATGTAATATAAGAAAAACTACCGGTTGTGTTGAATCCAATTGCCGGAAGTGTGATATTTTGTGCGGTTCCGGCCGTGTTAAATGCTAGGACTGTGCCGGTAAATCCGTTTATTCCGGTAGCAAGGCCGGGGGCTTTCGTAGTCGTGTACGAGTTTGTTTCGCCCCAATTTATTGTGATAAGGGGAATCGTGCCAATAGTTCCCCCACCACCTGTGGGCGTGATGAAGTTCGCTGCTTGCATTCCCTGTATCTGCGTGAGACCCAGGGAGCCATCATATTTCTTCGTAATCCCGAATCGCTCGGCAACGCGCTCGCGCCCATAGATATCATAGGGCAGCACGTTAAGTGCATCCCAGCATGTGGGCGGCTGGGCGCCTTCCGGGCCTTGGCCCCCCATTGGCTGTTGCTCACGAGCCGCCGATTGCACAACGCCCCCGGTGGGGGACACAAGCGGCACCTGTTTCGTCTGCGGGATTTTCGCTGGATGCGGCATATAAAGAAGGCCGGCGCCTCACGGAAAGACGCCGGCCCCAGGAGGAGAACACGACCGGACTTTACCGAAGTGGGTTGCCATCTTCAGCGAGGGTGCCATCATCGCCCGTGGTATCGGTATCGTTGTAACTGACGATGGTGGAATCGTAGTGATATTCAAGTGAAGCAATACGCCCGACACCCGTTGTCGTCCCGGCATAGGCGATTTCGACCGCAATCACATTGTCGCGCAGCAATCCATTGCTGCTCAAATTGATCTCAACGACCTGGTACGTTGTGCTGAGGGCGGCGTTTGCCGTATTAAACGGAAGGGTCGCCGTCACCGCGGAACCCGCGGAATTTGCCGCGGTCTTTCCTGGAAGCAAGATCGTCGGCGTTCCGGTAAGCGTGATGCCGGAATCGGCATTCGCCAGAGCAACCAGGACGCGAATAATGAAGTGATCGCTTGCCTCATCATAATCGCGCGGGATAGGGATAGAGAGGATGGCGGCGTTTGTGTCGCTAGCAGTCGTCACAAGTTCGGGTACGCCATTGACTGTGATAATAGTCGTGCCGCTTATTAGCGTGACATCACCAAAGCCAATATATTTATCAACCTGGATTCCACCATCCGCGGCTGACGCGGTACCGGTAACGGTGTTAACGCCCGAACCAGAATACTCATTTGAGGCGCCATTGTCACCTGTAACAAGTTGCTTAATCATGTACAGGAAATTATTCGGGGAGAAGTGCATAGCGGAATCCTTAAATTACGATGTTCCAAACACTGGTACGGTCGGGCGTTGGTACCAATAATCACGGAAGGCCCGGATCGCCGGGGTCTTGCTTGTAGCCGCGGTCGGGTTGCCAAAATACCCCAGGCACTTCGGCACGGCGCGACCATCTACCAATTTACTTTGCGGGAGGGCGGTGGTCTTGTAATAAGTCCAATCCGGCCCATCCATTGAATCATCAACTTCTTTTTCGCACAGCGCGTAGCACGCGGCCTTGATTGCCTCATCGTGTCCGAAGGGCGCTGGCGGGGTATCGTACAAATTCACCAGATCATTGAAGTGAAGTGTATACGGAAATATCACCGATAGGAATTCACTGCTAATCCGCCACGTCATCAATTCCCAGCGTTGCCGCGGTGGGATATATCCAATGAAGGAATATGTCGGTGTCGGAATCAACCGAACCGCCGCCTCATATGGCGTGCCGGATTCAATGTTATAGTTTTGCCGACGCTGCCGGATCGAGAACTCATCAATCCACCGCAGAATCATCCCGCGGTTGGTATTGGCGATGAACGAAATCGGGCCGGTGTATTGCCCCCCGAAGTCGGCCGGTAAAGTATAATCGCCGGTCGCCACCATGCCGAAGCCGATGGCGTAGTTACTCGATGTGTTCAACTGCCCAAACTGCTGAATCAGTGCGGGAATCTGCTCGGTCGTAACCGCCGTGCCGGCTGGAAATGCCCCGCCCGGCACTTGAGGGGTTTGTGTCGGCACCACACTGGCCGGCGTGGCGATGATGTTCACCGTGTACGGGCCGAGGTATTGAACGATGGTGAATTGAGTCCCAAGTTGGGAAGATAGCGGAAACTCATCGACGGTCAAATTTAGGCCCGGTGTATTCGCGGGCGGGTTCCCGCCAATCCAGATCGGCCGAAGTTCCATTGATGCAAGAAAGGTCGGCGCCACATAAGGCACCTGCCCCAACGGCGGTGGCGGTGGAGGGGGAGGCGGACTGGTAAGGGTAAGGGTAGTGAGACCGGCGAACGGACCCGTGGAATTGTAAACCGCCGATACATTCGTCGCGTTTGTTGGATCGAACGCAATCTGAGGCCAGAGGTCTACCTGCGCAATTCGGTTCAGCCATTTCCATCCATTCGGTTCGGGGCCATCATTGATGAACATCCGAATCGCGTCGTTAACAATGTCCTGGCAAAGCGCGAGATCAGCCGGATCATTAGGGACGCTCGGCACGCCCGTGCCGTCAGCGCCGTAATATGCGAGTCCCAACTTCTTCGATACCTTTATCAGCAAATCCTCATTCATCAGAGCCGAGGTCGGCTCCGTGATCGGGAAGTTCGGATAATTAGAGGTTATCTGGGACATTTATAAAAGAAGGGAGTTGGGTATGCACATCGCTATAAAACCCAGGGTTAGCGGTTGCTCTACCCAACTCCCTTGGAAGGGAAAGAGAAAAATGCATTTAGTTGATCTTCGCCGCCGTGCGGAAGAAATCAATATCGAGAACGGGCGCTGCCGTGGTTGCAGTCGTCATCGACACAATGCCGCCATAATCGCTGGTCTGATCCCAAGTGCTATCGACCACATACTTCGCCACCTGATAACCATTGACAAACCAACGCGCCGTATAGGTGTCAAAGTTCACGCCAAGTTTGACGAATCCAGCCGAGCCGGTGTTAATCCCAGTCTGGCCGGTTGTGCCCGTCACGACCAGAAGTCCGGGAGGAGTCGGGGGTGTATAGAATGGGTTGCCCGGATCGGGATTGTTGGCGTTGGCCGTCAGAACATTAAGCAGCACGGTATTGAGTGTGCCCTTGCTGTTGCCGTAACTTGGTATGGTCGTCGAGACGTTCGGCGCAACTGCGGTGCCTTGATTGAGGTACACGGCATCAAAGTTGGCCGGCAGATCACCATGCAGCCAGAATCCAAAGCAGCTTGTTGCCGCCTGGGCGCCAAGACTATTACTGGCGCGTGTGGCCGAGGCCGCGGCGACAATGCCGCCGTTTACGGCGGTCGTGGTCGGCACAAGACCTTGCGTGTTAGCCACGCCCACGAAAATACCCTTGGCAGTTGTCACATCGCTAACGGCCAGGGATGCCTCGAACCAAATTCGACCCGTGCCACCGGAGGCGATGGGGCCGAGAGGCCGGGTGTAAATCTGCGTGAACGCTTGGGCGGTGCCGGCGACAGTCGCCGACAGAACGTGGTCAAACGTACCAGCCTGAACGAAACTCTGCGTCAGGCCGCCGAGACCAGGGGTACCGGAGTTAGGAAGACCCGGCAAACTTGCAACATCGTAAAAATGCTGCGTTTGAAAATAACCGTTACCTTCGTCCTGTAACTCGTAGGCGAGGCAGTCCGCCCACACGCCGTCCGAAGGGGACTGCGGCAGATTGGGGTTCGTCTGCGCATATCGTGCAATTCCATAAGCCATATCAAAATCCTCAAATCAGAGTAGAAGTCAAGAACGCCATAACTCCTATGGCTTAGGTGGTCGGGATGACATTGTGAAGGACAAAACCCGCCGTGCGCCGGTTCGTCACAAGGTTATTGTGCGAACCGTCAAGAAACACGGTGAAGGTCGTGTGCTGGCCGCGGTCAACCATCGGCTTGCTTTCCTCCATCCAATACCCTTCCTGAACGATGGGTTGGAACTTGGACCAATCAATGCAGTAGATGGGGTTCGGCGTGAACGCCTCGCCGCCGCCGGCCGTGACCGTGAAACCGTCAAGTTGCGGAATGTACACAACGGGCATCTTGTTGAAATAAACGCAGCCCTCAAAATTGTGCAGCATCTTGCCGGCCAAATCCTCCGGCTGGTTGTCGTCATCACGCTTGTCGGCCAAATCTTCAAGTTCCGTCACCACATCGTCTGCGGCGTAGAGCTTGATTTTCTTGCCAACGGCGTCATCGCCGGGGGTCTTGACGAACGGAGCGGGCTTAAAGCGCGTGCGGCGCACGGCGCTGCGAAGTTTGCGCAGGAGCGCATTGTCGATGCGGTTGTACACATCGGCGTAGTTCGCCCACTTCGGTTCAGCGCTGGCATCAATGCCGGCGCAGACCGTGCCAGTCGTGCCGTTCTGATAACGGATGGTCGTGGCGTTGAATCCGCCGACCGTGGCGCCATTGGCCAGGAAGTTGATATAATACGGCACACCATACGGATACAATGTGTCGGTGGAACTTGTCGGCGTCATCCAGCCGCGTTCCTCGATCAGCTCGGCCAAATCCCACATGCGCTCCACGCGCCGGGATTCAAGCAAGTTGATGAACCCCTTCGAGGAGTTCTTATTGCGAAGGATTTCGACCACATCCCAGGAATAATCGGTACCGATCTGGGTCCAGGGCACGTTGATAACAAATTGGCTCTGGTCAACGGTAGGCTGGTCAGTATCGTACAGCCGTCGATAGCGCGCGCGACCATGACGGTCAAGAATTGCGTTGCGCTGGATTGAAGTGCCGCCATCGACTTCTCGGCGGGATTCCTCGTAAATCTGACAGAATTCGTAGTGTTGGCTGTCCCACATCACTTCAAACTGCCCTTTGGGCAGGTCTCGGAGAGTGGTCGCCAGAAGATCAGCTAATTGACTTGCATCGACGCCCATGAGAGGTTCCTTGAATCGTTAAGACGTAAACACTCGCTTCATCCTTGAGGCGACGTTCTTTTCGAGTTCGTCCCGGTTCTTCGCCGGCTTTTCTCCGCCAGGGTTCGCGCCCCGGCCGGATGGTTTTACGGAAAGTCCTTTATTCCGTTTTTGCAACTCACCGCGGATTTCCTCACGCGCGGCGCTGTTCTTGAACTTCGCGCTGATGGCGTCATGCGCCATCGTCAACGCTTCTTCAACCGGCAACGTGCGGCCCTGGAACGCGGCGCCGGCACAAAGCGCGTCGGCATATTCCAAAACCTGCCTGCGCGTCTCAATCTGCGCCTCAGGGAGTTTATTCACAGGGCCATCCCCGTAGAACTCCTTGAATGGCTTCAACTCGACGCCGGCGAAAAATCCCTCGACTTGCTTGCCGAGTGTATCATTCGCCGCCTGATCGGTGCGCTTCTGCGCGGCCGTCACTTGGGGAAGAACCGCGTTAATGCGGTCGATCACACCATTTACCGGTCCGACGAGAACATTCAGGAGTTCGTCGTCACCATACTTCTTTCGCAATTCCTCCATGTCGAGCTTTGCGAGCGCGCCTTGGGGGATTGCGGCGGGTGCTGCGGGCTGGGCGACCGGTCCGGTTTTGCCGGCCTTTGCCTGCCAGCCGAGTTCCGCCATCTTGGCGATCTCAGCATTACGAGTCTCATGCACCTTACGGGCGAAGGTCAGAAAACCCGTGCCCTGAGACTTGAACGCCGATTTGATCTCATCATCAGACCACTCGGCGGCTTTCAAAGATCGAACGTATGCAGCCGGAAGGGTTGGGGCGCCATCAGCCGCAGCTTCGGTACTAGGTTCCTCTTTGGTTTCAGATGGCGCCTCATCCTCTTTCGGGGGCGCCTCATTTCGTTCATGCCGGGCCTCTTTACCGGCCGGCTTGTCTGGCGTGCCTTCAATGACGCCAGTTGACTCATCTTCCTTGTCAACCGTTCCCATTATCGACGCAAATTGATCGTCGATCCTGGATGCCAGGGCTGATTTGTCCTCAGTGGACATCTTGGCTTTATTCGACAACACTCTCGTATCGTCAATATTCTCCGCCATCGCGCTCTCCGTTGCCTGCTATGCAGGGGCAAGTTCTAGGTGCTACAGGTATATTATACCACATAAACCGGATAAAGCCAACTAATTTCGCTCAGAAAATCCCGCCGCGGCCAGGGCTTGCATCTTGCCTTTGCGGTTCTTTGCTATCGGCACCCCATACATGGGGTTGCTCTGGTCGTCCGAGATTTCGATATCAGGACATTGCTGTTGAAATTTCCTGACTTCCTCCGGCGTATCCGCGGCGATACTGAACATTTCAATCGGCTTGTGGAAGTTTTGCAAGTCGGTGTGAACGTGGGATATCTGCTTCTGGTAGTGAGCGCCCTTGCACTTCGGGCATACCGTCAGTACGGTCGCCATCGTATGAAGTTCGGTGTCTTCGTGATTGCAGTCGCCGCATTTGTATTCATACAACGGCATTGCGCCCCCAGGTGAAATTGGGTGTGAAGCGGATCAGACAGTTCGGCACTTCCCAGACTTGGCCGCTCGCATCGAATACAACTGTCCACAGCCGGTCAAGGTCATGCTGGGTGTCAATGAAGATCGCCATACCACGGCCGGTCGGGCCTTTCCAGTCCGCCGCCGGCATCACTGTAACTTCCCGCGGCGTGTTCAACTCCAAAACCATGTTAACCTCCATATCCCGATTTGCGAAGGTGCCCCATCTGGCCGGCATGATGTTCCGAACTATCGGGGTGGGCATTTCCGCTGGTATGCAGATGTTCCAGCGTCTTCGCCAGATTCGCCCGACGCCCTTCAACTCCACCATGCGCCGCAGCGGCGTCAAGTTTCTTGGCCGGGATTTTTTCGCCGGCTGGAACGTGAAGTTCTTTATGTAATGCGCCAGGATGCTTAATGGCGCCTGCTATCCAGTTCTTTGCCATAATTAAATACCTCTATGTCCGGCCCGGCGCAGATGCCCGTGCGAGGCCTTAGAATGCGATGACGAATCGGGATGCGCGCCGCCGCCCTTCACATGTTCAGGCAGCGATTTGATTGACGGCGTTTTCGCGGCCCACTCCTTCGCCATCTGCGGATGTTGGGAGTACATGAATCGGGCTTGTGCTTTCGATTGAAACGGCATTGGATGGTCCTTGCAAAAGTCGGTCAATATCATCGGCCCAGCGGTCGATGGTAAATTTCTCTTTCACCAATTCTCGGTTATACCATCCCATTGATTCGCGTCCGGCAATGGATTCATTCGCGCAATGACGGATGGCGGAAGCTAATAATTGCGGAGAATCAACAGGAAATAGATAGCCGCGTACTCCACAATACATCAATTCACAGAGTCCACCAACATTAGCAAAAATTACGGGTTTGCCGGCCTCCATCGCTTCCAGCGCCACAAGGTTAATCAGATCATCGCGCGAGGGAACAATGACCAGATCGCATTCATCAATGGCGCGTTGCTTTGTCGCTTCGTTGACGCGGCCAACCCAACTGACTCGTGAAGCGCCAGTCTTGATCTCGCCGAGTTCCTTGTAGAATGTCGGTTCGGCGTAGCTGCCGATGAAATTCAATTGGTACTTGGGATTGTCCAGAATCTTCATTGCCTTCAACGCGATGTCATGCCCTTTGCGGCGCTGGATAGACCCCAGTAGTAATATCCGGAAGTCGTCATGACGCGATGCGGGGGGTAGCTGATCTCGTATGACGATTCCGGGTGCAGAAATATCAATGGGTTGGTTTCGGAAGGGTTGGTAGAGTCTACGGGAGTACTCACAGTCTGTGAAGACGGCACTGGCTCCGTTAAAGGCGCGCTCGACAACGCGGGATGTATGACTGGTTCCCCGATCGGCGGCTTGGAGGTTACGAAGTTGTTCAACCCATTCTGGTGTTTCATGGATACCCCAAACGCAACGGACCCCCATATCGGCAGCAGCGGCGACGGATCGGATCGTCACTAAGGTATTCGCCAACAGGGCATCGGCGCCATATAGTGCCGACCGGGCGATTGTTTCCTCGCCTAGAATGCCAGTCACAACCTGGCATGGAATGCCGATGTCATTATACCAATCAATTAAAGGGCCAACTGATGGTGAGATGACATGAATTTTCCACTTTTCACGCAGTTTTTCAACAAGGTGGAAAAGACCGATTGGTGCCCCAGATTCATTTAAATCATGGGTGATTACCTCTAAAGTCTTCATTTCTGTTCTCCTTCTTGTGTCAGGAATACGACGCACTATTTCTTATACCTGCATATATGGGCCTTCGTCCTGAGCGCCCGATCCGCCGTTCCATTTCGACATCTTAGCGCCGTCCTTACCCGCAGCGTTGGAATCCGGTTCATCCTGATCCTTCGGGTAGAAGGTCTCCTGCATCTTCTTGCCGACCTTGGCTTCGAGTGCCTTGCGCGATTGTTTGTGGGCCGCATTCACCGCATCCTTCTTTTTTGATAGATGGGCGTGCGCTTTGGCATGGCGGTCAGGATCGCTCTTGATTTCCTCCGCCTTCTGCAAGGCGTCAGCATCAGAAGCAGCAGCAGTATCGTCAGGATCATAGGGATCATTTTTCGGCATAATTAAACTCCTGCCGTAGCGTTAGCCAGCGGCGGTTTGGCGGTACTTGGGGTGAAAGCATGGCGAATCGCCAGCTTGATTGCAGTTTGCGCATCATTGGCGCCGGCCTGGGCATCCTGACGCTGTTGTAATCCTGGGGTGGGTGGGGCGCCCTGCACGTTGCCGGGCTGCCCATTCTGGGCGATGGCCGGCGCTAAGCCGGGATTCGGCTGGCCGGCAATCTGCCCTTTGCTGGGACCGGGCTGCGGACCCATCGCCATACGTTGCATGGCGGTTTGCTGCACCTGCGGCGCGAGCAATACCTCATCCATCCACTCAATTCCGGCGTCATGCGCCATCCGCACGAGGAAGGCGATGGGATCGAATGGGACGCCCATGCTTCCAAATATCTGCGCAGCCGAAGCGACGGCCGGAAGTATTTGCTGCGCGAAGGCCATGGCCTGTTGTAGTCGGGTCTTACTGTCCCTCCGTCCCATTGATTCCGGTTCAATGTTAAAAGTGAAGTCGAGGAAATCGCCCCGACGTGCCTCCGGGGTAAGTATGACTTGCACATCCTGCATTGTCGGCGGTTGCAGGAACGGTTCACCAGTCGGCCCAAGCACAGGGCCACCGGGCACCATCTGGCGCCGGGTGAGCGGAATCTTCATCAGCGGGTCGGTGTGAAAATACCATGCGCGCTTCCGAGCCTCGCCCGCGGCCATCTGGTACACGAGGTCTTTCATGTCTTCCAGGCCTATGCTCGCATTCTGTTGCAGGACGTTCACCGCGGTCGCGCTCTTGCCTTCAATTCGCTGACCCCCAATCTGGTCGGGGTTTGCGGCCATCTGGTTGAACCAATCCTGCAACTGCGCGAGATTGCGCTCGTTACTGTTCTGCTGGCCCCCGAAATGATAAACCTGGACACCATCGGGATCGTCAACCTTGACTGCTTCGCCATCGCCGGCATCACGAAGTTCCGTCGCATCATCAGCCGATGATGCTTTATAACCCATTATGTCTTTTTGCCGTTCCGCCTGTTCCACAATCTTTTTGGCCATGCGATTAGCCAGGACATGAAGATCATACCAAATACCCACGGTAGGGATAGGAAGCGGGTTTCCAGGTACAGGTGGTGTAAGGGAGAGTAGCGTATATGGGCCTTCTTTGACCCCATAATAATCATCCACACGCAAATAATCATCAAACAAAACATCATCAGACCCAGGCACCGTAACGATAGCATTGGCTGATGGAACCCAGATTTCGGCAATTTCGACTTCATCTTCCAGATCGTAGTTATCTTCAACATTGATCTGTCGCATCGACAAGTCGAACGCTTGACGCTTCCGCCGTTCGTCGCTACAAATCGGGAGTCGGTTCACAAGGTCTTCATCATACAAACCCGTCTCAAGCAGAGTCCGGCGGGGCACTCGAATCTTATCGCCAATAAATGCCGCGTCCCGGAACATGTGATCTCGACAATTCGGGTCAATAATGAAGTTGTCAAAGTCTACCTTCTCAGTGTAAACGGTACCAGGGTCAAGAGATTCTTGGCCTTTATCATCGTCAAATACCGCAACGCTTCCGGATGTGGTGAGGCCAGTTTTGAGAACTCCGAGTGTGAATAAGGCGTCAACGATGACACTCCGGTAAGTATTTCGGATGTCAATCTGCATGTCGTGGTTATCAAGGGCGAGTCCGAGAAGGTTTGCATATTCCCTCGCTTGCAGATAAGGGGTCATTACCGTATGTTTGGGGAACGACATCACCATTGTCGGGATCAACACACGGATGGCGTTGAAGATCAGATTGATCGGGGCCGTACCTACCTCGCCCTCAGTCTTATCATAATACGAACCGCAATACTCCTGGATGAAATGAACCCGCGCGGCCCGGAAGGCGTCCAGGCGTTTGAACCCGCGCTGCACGGTAAGTTGGAATTTCCGTGGACTGATTTCATCCGTGTAGCTCATTACAGCGTCCCTCCATAGATGACGCTATATGTGCCGGCGGTAAGCGCCGTGAATTGGAAAGTGATCGAGTACATTGGCCCCGGCAGCGTGAAGAAGAATTGTGTCGCCACGTTCGCTGGAGCAATAAATGGGAACGGTAGGCCGCAGGGTAACGCCTGAGCCGCGGATGTTCCGTCTGTGGCACCGAGTATCTCGCAACTAATTGCCGATCCAGACGGCGCGGTAATCGTCACGCTACCTTTTAAGTCGATGCTAGTAACAGTGATGACGCTAGAAAGAGTCGGCGAAGTTGTTACGCCGGTTACGGTTTGATTAAAAGTTTGACTCACAGTTACTCCGGTAGTTATCTGAACGCCTTCACTAGTCCACGAATTAAAATAAGTATCGGTGACGTAGACCCGATACCAATATTTTGTATTCTCCGCCAATCCCGAATCAGCATAAGTAGTTACTGTGCTTCCTGTTCCCACATTCGCATACGTTCCCGGCGAGCCGCTCACATCGGGTGCGCGTTGGAATTGGTAAGTATATGGTCCCACACCTTGCGTTTGGGTCGTCGTACTGGCAAATGCTCCACTCCCAGTAATATCGGACATTGTGACGGGCTGCACATTGCCGATCTGACTCGTAGAACTTACTTGATATCCAGTATCATTGGTAAGGGATACCGTCGTCCCCGTAGCGCCACTCGTTATCTCACAACCCTGAATCTGTAGATTTGGGGTGTTACTGATCGTTATTCCGGTTCCAGTCGTAACCGTGACGACATCTCTGACAACTTGCGCGCTAACCGAATTTGGTAAATCAATACTTATTCCGGTTTGAGTGCCCGCAGAAATAGTAAGATTATTGCATTGAAAATCAAGCGCCCCTGATCCACTGTAGGTTACTGCTGGACCGTTTAAACCCGATCCGATGGAAAAAGCATATGTTCCCGAATCGCCCCTTGTAGTCCCATACCCAAAGATATTGGTTACGGTTGTAAGAGCCACTACTCCGCCAGATACATTTGCAGTGCTGGTAGTTGTGGTCTCGTAGCCAGAACAATACAAACTGTTAGACTGCCAAAGGGCTGCCAATGCAGCCGCCTGCCCAAGTGTCGCTAGTGCGCCACCAATAAAACCCCTACTGACGGTGCCGGTTCCCGCAGAACGATCCAATGTCCATGTATTAGCCACGGTGCTAACGGACATTATTTCATAAC